AGATTCTAAAAAACCACTTTCATAGTCTTGTGTATTCAAATTGAATAGTGCATCTCCAACTGGAGTACCTATTGTAGATTCATAGGGTCTATCACCTACACCCGATCTAACCAGATTAATTACTGATTTTTTGATGGCGTCAGCATTCTTAAGAACCAAAACATCCTTTGTGATTGGATGCTTTTTAAAGCTCAAACTTATATCTTTAAACGATTTTGATTTGAACGGAACTGCCATTCATGATATTAAATTTACTAATTTATTTATTAGACATCTGAGAGATTCCAGTCAGCATACTCTTCAGTCAGTAATTGTGGTTGACTAACCTCTTCTCTTTCCTTTGCCGTCTTCCAAAAATAATTCTCTTCTGTACCTAATCCATCATGATCGTAACCTGCTTCAACTTGATAATATCGAGTAGATACCTTGAAGTCAGGAGTCTTTGGATCCTTAGGTGTCAGACTATTATCATAGATCCTAGTTCTATTATTTGGATATAGACAGAATTGTCCATTATCAAGTTCAACTAGGTTATGAGATTTATGCTCCGCAGGATTCTCACTTGTAGCATAGTCAACAGAATCTGGATCACGATGATAATTGTCTATAGTACACACGTAGGTGCCTCTCTGTGCTCCGAAATCTCTAGTGTGACACTCGTAGGTCATTGAACCAATAAACTGCTTTGTAACTGCCACTACACCATAGTCCATACAATTCCAGAACTGTAGGTTATTCAATGGCATATCAGGACTTGGAGTCTCTGGTGATGATACAAACGCACTGATGGGCAACTTATCATACATTGCCGCATACTCTGGTAAGTACGTCTCAAAATAAAAAGCACGTCCAGGTATCGACTTAACCGATACCCAGACGCCCTTTACAAACTCTCCGTGACCAGATTGATGATCTGTTAGATATTCTTTACGGACCCAAACCTCAACGGCAGGTAAATTGGCAATAAGACAACTCATGACAAGATAGTAGTTATACTATCTATACACCAAGAGTGAGAGTTCCATCAAGATTCTCAAAGTTAATGGTATCAGAAATACATTGTGATTTCATTTGACCGTGATCCTCACGAACAATATCATCATGATTAAACTCTGCCCAGTACAGTTCAAATGCCACTGTATCCTCCATTGCCTCAAACTGGTGGTATTCGGTCGGTTTAACCATTAGGAAGTCTCCTGGACCCAATACAGTCTCATCTATGTGTGTTGAATCACCAGCCATCAATGAAGATGTTTCTTTCCAGATACGAACCTTAAGTGACCCACTCTCTACAAAGAAACCATTCCACTTATGTTTGTGTTTATGCTTGGAACATTGTCCACCTGCATTTGCTTCAATACGATGGAACTCAAAAGAACTGTTCGCATGTACTAATTGAGTGATACCCCATACCTTTCCACTCTTCATCGTCCTTGACCCCTGTATGCTTTCTTCTTGTTGTTACGACTGGTAGCAGCATACTTGGTGTGCTTACCACTGCCTTGACGAGTTTTTTTGGGGGTGGATTCAATTTGAATGTCACCCTTCTTAAGTGCGCGCATTGCCATAATTAGTTACTCCGTAATGTTAGTTTCAATGTCCTCTGGGGAAGGATCCCCAGTATTATAGTACTCTTCTGCTAATTCTTCAAGTATATCGAGAAAAGCAGTTTCCGAGTCGCCCGAGTAGATCCGACGACCACGGACTCGAACTTCATAATTCATCAGATAACCCGAGTTTTTTCGTGCCCCACACGACACTGAGGATCACACCAAATCTCAAAACCACTCTCAATGGCATCAAGACAGAAACTTACATCCTCTCCACACATGTCTTGGACCTCCCCTGATTCAAATACTTGCATCTTGGGAGCAAACCAGGGATACTTCATTCCCTCATTCTCAAAGACACCTTTCTTGATCAGTGTCCATCCAAAACCAGTGTAATCGACTGTAAAAGGTTTCTTACGCTTGCTCATGGACTCTCCAGTCTCATGATTCATCACACCACCATTGTTACGGAAATCGTCTTCCTCTAACCAATGTGCAACACTGGTAGTACGACCATCTTCGGTCATATACCATCCACATGCAATATCCTTATCGAGTGCTGCGATACGATACAACTTGTTTGTGTTAAACACAATGTCACTATCAATCCATAGTTGGAAATCATACTCTAACTTCCCATCCCAAGGAATTTGATCAGGTCCACGCAATACATTTGCACCTAGACACTTACAACGTGCAAAGTTTACCATTGAACTATAGTCTTGTGAAATCTGAATCTGTGTACCGTTCTGTACAAGATCAAAGCACATTTGTACGAAGTTCTTCAGATAAACATAAGAAACTCCTCTTCCAGGTAGACAGAATACTACAGTCTTACCTCTTAGAATCTCTCTACCTTGTTGTACAAGTTCCTCTTCACTAGGAACTCCATTATCCGAAGGTTTTGGTTTTGCAGCTTTTACAGTAAATCCTTTAGCCATTGTTTAAAATTCAACTCCTGTGTATTTATTGGGATGTGTCAATGTTTGTACAACCGTCATTTGTTACTTTTTCGATTTCATGATCACTGAATCTAACTAGATTCTCTACTATTTTAATCTCTAATTGATCGGTTGTCAAGCAATGATAGATGCATTCCCTAGTTCTTCGATCGTATACGTGAAACCAGTTGTCCTTATTCATCTGTGAGAGTAACTCGAACGTCATATTTAACATCAAACGTTTTGACACGAAATTTTACTGGGAAATTTTTTCTAAGTCAAGGGTTGACAGTTTCCGTTTTTCCCTATAGAATAACTCTGCTAGGTTCAATCAACAAACTATGAGTATCTCTGAAAAGAATCAAAAATCATTCAATGTGCCCCCTTGCAAATATGAAGACGTTGTGTTATACTATCAAGAGAAAGCAAACTTATACTGTGAACCTTTTCAAGAGATTTTTATGGGGAAAAATTTTTATGATGAGGAAGATATTTAAAGGTCGATTTGGGTCGTTTATAGCTTAGGGGGACCCATGAGTTTTAATATAATAAAAATAACTGCTAGATTACTAGTCGTAAGTAACACTAACCCCCGAAGGGGTTAGCATCAGTAACTCTCAAATAGTATCAGGGTCAAACCATACAACCTCACCAGAAGCAATGTCATCCAATGCCTTCAGAATATCATTACCAGTATCACCGAAGGTGTTCAGATAAGATACAAAGAATTGCAGTTGAAGTTGTTGCTTGGCAGTGTTAGTCAGTTGCATTGCAGTTGTTGTTAATTAAGGGGTGAACAGTGAGTGATAAGAATCAGAAGACAATCTTCAGAGATGCTTCAGGTTCGGGTCGGACAATCTCTGCTGCATCAGTGAGAACGTCAGCAGTGAAAGTTCGTGCGTCATTGCTATTCCAGAGAAGAACACCGATGATAGCCAGGAGAACGAATTTCATGTGGATTGTGAGAAGATTGGTGCGTGAACGTTTCTTACTTAAAGCAGCAAACATAATCAACCACAGAGAACCATACCGTCAACAAAAGGAACAACCTCAATCTGATTAGATTTCACATTGAAGAAGTTAACGAACCACTCAAATTGCTTCTGGAAAACATACTCACGTTTGGTGCCGCAAGTGTAACCAAACTCACCAAGAATTGCATTCAAACGTGACTTCGTAGTTTTGGTCTGATGATCACCATCAAACAGTGTCAGATAGTCATCACCAACCTCAGCAATTTTGTTGCCGTGGAGACGAACAATCGAAGCACCTGTTTCCTCGTTAAAGTGTACAGAAGTGTTAGCAGATTGCCAGTCTTGATTGTTGTTGATTGCGGCAATCATCTGCTGTTCGATCTTACGCATGAGAGAAGAGAGTTAGTGTGATTCGGGTTCGTTTCCTCCCCCGATGAACATACAATAACCGATTTTTGACCCCGTGCCAAAAATGTGTGCCAGTTCTAAGATCGGCACAATTTCTGTTTAGAATTCCACAGAAGATTCCAGCATCTTATCGAAGCTTTCCTCCTCCTTATCTTCGGTGAATTCTTTCATCTCAGGGATGTCAAAAATCTCACCGGGTGCATCATTGATCTCTGCCCAAAGTTCATCAAACATGCTGTTAATTGTCTCAACTCATATACAATACACGATTTGAGATTCAGTGCCAAAAATGTGTGACACTTATACGATTGGCACAATACTTTCGTCGGTGATATAATAATTGAAAATCTTACCAATCGAAAATCTTTCCAGGTCCTTAGATGCCTCTTCTAAACACTCAAAAACACTGCTGTCTTTTACATCATAAAAATATACTTTGTCAGGAGAACTGTGGAACGACACTGATAGAATGCCCTGATCATAATCCATTGCAAGATCACAAACACACGACGATTCTTCTGGGGTGAATGATAGTTTGTAGGTGTAATCTAAGATCTGAGAGTTCATCTGAGTTTTGTAAGATACTGGGTCATTATAATATTTTTCGGGTCTGATGTCAAGGGGGTTGACAATCGGTTGCTCGCAGGCAAAACTCACAAGAACTCCGCACATTTATAAGACATTAAGAGAATAATTAAACAGACACTTAGCAGCACCTTTACAGTAACTTCACAGCACCTTCGGAGTACATTAACAGAAGAAAAACAGGATATTTATACAACATTTCAAAGTATGTTTTTTTAACCTTTTTTAATCAATTCATAAACTAAGTATCACACAGCACCAAAACATTAAAACCCTTACTATCACTAGGAAAAGCAAGGGTTTGGTATAACCAAGAACAACAATCGTTGAAATCCCAGTATCTACGTTATTCAACCATTTTTACTACATTTCTAACACCTTCCGCGCAAAATATCACTTAGGATAAGGTACTAAAGATGGATGAATTACACTATATCTTTCTGCAAATTTTGTATCATAATGTTTATTGGCAAGGTCTAACAACTGTGTAAGATATTCCTTTGGTGATACTTTACGATCTGCTGATAATAATCTCTCTGCTGTCTTCAATCGTTCAGGGTAAGCATCAACATCTATTGCTCTAAACTGTTCAGTAACTTCTCTCTTATGTTGTATTGCTTTTTCTGGATCTTCTCCATCTTTCATTCTTAAGATAGTAAAATGATCTTGATTGATATACTTCATCTTTGCATCCAATAAAAAGTAATGAACCCCACATAGAGTTGCATACATTGCATTGCTTGTAATCTTCTGACTACATGCATACTTTGCACCTGCGAATAAATCCATCATTCTCCAGTGAAAGTTTTGATCATGTGCAACACCACAACAGAAGGTTTCATAACCTCTAGCAATAGCATCATCAGCAACACCTAGATCAACATCTGCATGGAATACACATACTTTAATTGGTTTCATTTCTTCAGGGAGATTCTCTAGATCTCTCCACATCTTCTTATAATCAGTTATAACAGTTCTGGAATGTGTTGAGTGTCTAGGGAAGAAGATTGTTCCCTTTCTTTCTACTTTATCAAGTGTTCCATCTTTAGTTCTTGCTTCTTTCCAATTATGATAAGAATAGACAAAAGGTGCAGCAGTTCTTAATACTTTATCTTTACCTACATTTCTTTCATAAATCGGGTCCATAAATGAGGGCCATGATAACACTGTATTGAAATCATATTTGCTATCACCAGTAGGAAACTCAAAAGGATGTAGGTCCTTATGTGTAAACATCTCAAAATGTATGCCGTGTCTAGTTACAGCAGGAAGTGATAAACTGTTGACGGTAATACCAGTTCCATCCGTAATATACTTCTTTATGTTCTTCGCAACACCGTAGATATTGTTGGGCCAATATACTTCCAATGATTGATTCTGAGATCGCATATGCCAATAAGAAGTATATGGATAACCAAATATATCTTGCCCACCAGATCCTCTAAGAAAAAAATTACGATCACTCGCAAGGAATTTCATTTCCTTGATACTTTGCTCATATGTAATCATCTAGTTTAACTCCCCATCAATTCATGATTATGTTGATATTTAGTTTGCAATATACTCCTCCTCTTCAACATTCACATATTCATAATCATCACATTGATTGAACCTTTCCTCACGACGCAATTCAACAATTAGATCATAAACATCACTCGCAGTCATAAAATCTTTGTCCTTTTTGTTGGTTGTCATGAGAAACTCCGGGGAAAAGTGTTGTGCTGTGTTAAAGATTATAGCATAAATTCTTCGACATAGTAATCAACCGTTACCTCATATCTCGTTGCTTCCTCTTCAATCACCTCAATTAAATCGGTGAATACATCATCATTATTAACCTGTGAACGCAGTTCGGAAAGTGTCATAATTTAATCAGAAAAAACAATAATTAACTGTAACCTTACTATTTAACATCTAGTTACTCATTTTCAAGCAAATCAGGATAATACTCCTCCACTTCTTCGATCAGTTCATCGACACTATACTTGTCATAACTTTCACTCATATAATCATACAAACAAGCATACATTGTCTTCAGATCCATATCATCCAAAACTTGATTGATCAAATTAGATTGAAGTTCATCTCGATCGATTACATTTTCTTTCACAGTGGAAGCAGTCATTTTGTCAGAAAAAATAGAAGGAACATTGTCAGGATTGGGACCATTCCAAAAATCATCCCAATCCGCAGAAGTTGAAGAACTAATCATCATAATGCAACTGTAAAGTTCATAAAATCGTCACGGGTTACAGTCTCTTTACCAGACAACATGCTGAATTGATCAAACACAACCCAAGCATCTTTATCCTCTGAGATAACAGCAAAACCGAAACATCCAGGGACAGGCATCATATACTTACCGTGTGATTCTGCTTGCCTAAGTGATTCAAACCCTCTGGCAGTAATCGTCCATTCTTTACCATCAGAACCTTTGCCAAAATATGCACAAATGAAGTCAGTAGTCATTGTCATTTAGTGGGAAAGTTTTTGCAGACAGAATCACACAGAACCTTGATTAAATCTTCCATGTCGTCTTCACTAATGCGGGGGACAATGTTGCAAGCAAACTCTTCAACAATTCCATCAATGTCCCACATGAGTTGTTCTCTTGCGGTTAGCATTTCTTTTTGATTCATGAGAAAAGTGAAATAACAATAACAACAATAGAGAGAAGGTACAACATCAGCAAGCAAGACACATTGCGGAGTTGAACAGTTGCGGAACTGTGTTCATCTCGGTCACTTCGTAACCATAACCCTCAACACGGGAATCAACCTCACGTTGAAAATCTTTTTTGAGAATGTAACGCTTGGACTGAGATTTGCCCATGAAAGTAACAACCTTCAGAATATATCGGGTGCTGATCTCACCGTCAGCAAACTTGACGGGGTAAAAATCAACAACCATGTTTGCACCTTTTGAAGTCAGTTGCATCGTTTGAACTCCGTTCCTTTGACTCTTATAGAATACACGATTTTGCGACCCCTACAAGGGTCTGTGTGCCACTTAAATCACCGTCCAGGGGGTTTGTTAATGAAACGGTCAAATTTCTCTATTTGATAACCCTCACGCACTGCCTGAGTGATAATATCCTCAGCAGAATGTGAACGCAAAGGAATGTGCCGATGGAGCAAATAATCCTCACAATCTTCAGATAAAGATTGCCTCATCTCGTCTGACATTTTGTCTAGATGTTTGAGCATAAAAGTAATTCAAACTTACATAATAGTTTATCACATTTATGACTCAGGATTCATCATTGCAATAGAAGTAAACGTCTCCTTCTGTTTTAAGTATAATTTGATGTATGATTTCAACATCTTTTTAAGATCTTCAATATCGTCGATTGTGTCAACTTCCCGTGCCAGTTTTTCATATTCAAAAGATTTTGCTACACTGGTTAATTGTATGTCATCTGGATTCATGCTGCTAATGCTCCTTCAGGTATTTCAAGAGTTTGTGTAAATGTATCACTCCAATCTTTAGTATCATAACAGACCCAACCTGCATTTGTAAAGACATAACCAAACTCCTCATTGTCATTGATAAAATCAGACAATGATTTATCTAACCGAGGAGGACAATCTTCACCCCGTTGAGAATAGTATTGGGGACCATATTCATGGTCATTAGAGTATTGATGTCCCTTTTTATTTGTAGGTTCCCATCGTTCATCAGTCCAGCAGGATGACATATCGCCACCATCAATTAGATCACTTACTTTTTCCCTCGTATTGTAATGCGTCTTGAGAATCCTACCCAACCAAGTAGGATAACCGTCCCAATGATGATAAACAGAGAGAATAGAATTGTCACTGAGTTGAATACCAATGCGTGAACGGGTTGCCATAATTCAGAAGGAAAGAATAGGATGATCAGTGTCTAGAACATTTTGTGCATCAGTTGTATACACAAACTTGTCCACAGGATAATGTTCATCATTATCCGAATCGTAAACTGTAACGTGCTTCTTCAACTGTTCTGCGTTAAGTTGTAGCAACTGCACTAAAAGTTCAGAATAAGTCATCAGTTTGCAGGAAGAATTTCGTATTCAGTGAAGTTAGGATAGTTTTTTTCTACCCATTTAGATAGCTTTGCGTTCTGTGATTTGATCCCCTTTTGTGTTGTTGGTTTGGTGGGCATTGTCTTGTAAAATGTAGCAATGCCCTCATCAGTTGTAACTGAGATTGAATAAGTTGCAGTTGTTGTTTGCATCAATAGTGTGATTCAGAAGTGTCAAGTTTGTCAGACCATTTTGCAATGGAATCATAACATTTTTTGTAATCTACAAAATCCGGACCAAACTCACCAAGAAAGTGAAAAGAATAGTTGATGCGATTCTCAGGGATTGAGAGGTGCTTTGCGACTTTCGTGTTCATAGTGTGTTCCTTTGACTCTTATAGAATACACGATTTTGACCCCAGTGCCAAAATACTGTGCCACTTAGTTCACCGTCACATTCCGTTGAGAAAATCGTGCAGTGCTTCTTCATACTCTTCGTAGGAAGAATAACGGTCCCGCATGTTAGCGGGAACCTCTTTTTTAGCAGGTTTGGAACACTCTTGAACAGTGTAACCTTTGGATTCGATGTAGTCAGTGAGATAGTTGTTTTGCATAATTTTCATCAATATCCTTCACACAAAGTTTCTAAATCAATTAGATATAAGTCTGATGGATCTGATTCCAAACAGAATTTTTTCATCAATGATATTTCTTTCTTTTGCTTTTCATTGAACTCTTTACGCATTTCAGCATTTAATTTTTCTATCTTTTTTGCATCAATTACATTCATGATTTCAACGCTTAGTAGTGCCGACAATGATGCAATAAAAAGAATAAGATAAAACTTAGTCATGATGTAGTTTATCAAACGATTTGGAAAGTGTTCAGATCATTGCGATTGTCGCAAGATTCCCAGCAATTGTAGAAACTATTCCATGCAATTTCATTATCAACAAAGGATCCAATATCCAGCATCTCACATACCCAATCATATGCCATATCTACATCGGCATTTGTATCATTTACAAATGCTTCCATTTGAACCATAACATCATCCCAAACGTCTTGCATTTCGGGGGAGAGTGTGAAAATCGGAGTTGCCATTTTGCTTTCCTTGTTTGGTATGTAACCATTATAAGCATGGGGTTTCCCGGTTTGGGGTTCCGGTTGTGCCACTCTGCCGACTGGTTTTTTCTGCTGCTGTTGATCCCCTTGCCAGTCTCAGTCCCATCTCACTGAGAACCCAGTCCACCACTGCGCGGAAACCCCGAAAAATCCATAATTTTATCGGTCAGGAGCACCAGGGCATCCGCGGAAACGAAACGATGGAAAAATCAATTCATATAAAAAATCCCTCTAATCCTTTCAAATTAAGTTGCATTGCAGTGTAATTCCGCGTATCATTTATGTCCACTACATCTCCTGCTTTCTTTGCATTGATTGGGGCATAGTATTCTCCTTTCTTTCCATTGTAGAATCCCCAAATAGTCCTAACATCATCATTAGTGTAAGAATACTTGCGGTGATCCCGTAGCCAAATAGCAACCACATTCCTTTTGTGATTTTGTACTTCGTAGGAGTAATTCTCCGGGGGTTGATGGGGGAAATCATAGGGAAGTTCCATTACCAAATGTGAGTGAATCTTTTGTGAGTTGCTTTGGACATTCTACCCTCTTTGAGCATGTTATCACATACTCTAACAAAAACTTGAAACTTTTCCTCTCTTGTGAGAGTATCTGCTCCATCACAATTTTTCATGATGCGGAGCATTTGTGCTTTGGAAGTAATCATTTTTTGATCCTCACTTCATGTAGAGATAACCACCTGCCCAATCTGCATTTTCTAACAACCATTCACGATCACTGATGATGCAAAGGTTGAAACGTACATGCTTTGCAGGTGCTTTGAATGATGCTGGTTTGTATACATCACCAGTCTTTTTATCAATGAAGGCATGAACACTGCGAGAACCAGCACCAGTCTCCATGATCAGTTTGTGATACTTACGACCAGATTCAATGTAGAATTTGTAATCGTCAGTCTTGCG